GCTAGTTTCCCGTGACAAAGTCAAATAGCTAGCAGATTCACCAGCACCGTCATCCGTAGTCCATGACCCAATTGTAGAATTAAGCTCAGCACTTATCGTATCAATGTAGTTTTTCGAACCACCACCACCAGCGGCATCTCCCCAAGAAACACCAGCAGACTGAGTGCTATCAGCCGTTAAAACCTGACCGTCACTTCCTACAGCCACACGAGCTGGTGTGCTTGCTCCTGTTGCTGCGTAAACATCACCCTTTGTTGTAAGAGTCGCTTTTGCTGTTTTTGTATCGGCATAAGCCTTAATCGATTGTTGTGTTGCAAGCTGAGTGGCAGAATCACTTGCCATATTATCTTCATCTAAAACAGCGGTCCCGCTCACCGATGTATTAATGACGGGACTAGTATGAGTTTTATTTGTTAGTGTTTGTGCCTGATCGGTATTAGCCACAGTTCTGACACCTGAACCATCGTGATATTTCACCTGGTCTGAATCAGCGGTTTGAATAACGGTCTCCCCACGCTTGGTGGGATTTGTACCTCTGGCCTCTAATTGCGCGTCAATTAACTGTGACTTTACTTTCATTACACGTCTCTTTGTGGAACTGCGTAAACGTGGAAGCGAACTTTACCATCCGTTAATGCCGCTGTTCCGATAGCGATTTGCAAAGCTTCACCTGAAGCAACAGCAATTCCACCAGCAGAACTGGCAAGAGTTAAACTATCAATTCCAGTAAACCCAGAATCAAAAGCCAATGCTCCAGTCAAACCAGTTGATCCAGCTTCAACAGTCACCGTCGCTGAGCCACCGCTTGTAAAGGCTGTTTCCTCATGAGCAATGATTTTTGTAACAATCATAGCCTCTGGGAAAGTGTAACCCAAAAGGACATCGCCAACGGCTCCTCCGTTAACAGCAAAGTCATAAGTTTTAGAAATAACTTTTTCCCCGCGAGCAATAGCTTTTGCAATACCCTCAGACTCCATGGTCCGGCTTGATTGCTTTAAAAATTCTTCTTGTTGTTTAGTTAACATTTTAAATTTCTCCTTAAACGTAGAAAATCCCTGGGCCAAGCTTCTCAGTCGTCAACCGACCCGCCACTACAGCCAAGGGACTCTTAAATTTATTAAACTATTGGATTCGGAATACTATGGATAATACCTTGGTGAGAAGGCGCTTGTATACAGAGGGTTGCCTCAAAACAAGTATCAATAATATTTACTTTTCCAGTCGCTGCGCGATCAACATAAAATTCGTTTCCATTAGCATCAACATCACGCTTAAAGAAAGAATTGCCAACTAAACAGATTCCTTTTTTATCAAGAACCATGCAAAGAGTCGGATCGATGTCACGAATAAAAACAAACTTAGCCATTCCATCAGGGCCTAAGATATCAACTTCACGCATACCATAAGAAGCCTTTTTAGTTTCAGCCTGGTATCTTTTGTTGTTCTCAAGTCCAGCGGCAATGTGCTGCATGAAAGAAAGGGGAAGGACCATGATTTTATCCATGCTACCTTTTCCTTGATCCATTACTTGGTAATAAGCACCAAAAAGATCATCAAGTAGAGTCGCTTTTTCAAAACCACTACCATCGATATTTACAGCCTGTAAAGTCGGGTAAGTCGCCTTAGCGTAACCAAAATAGTTAGTTGATCCACCCGCAGCAGCAGATAATAAAATATCTTTTATTGTCTGAGGTACATCGGCTTGACCTGGGTTATAAACCTTAGCGTTTTGAACCAAAGTGTAAGCTGAAAGATCCACGGCTGACCCGCCACTTCGAGCACTTTTAATCGTTAACACCTTAGTGTTAATGTTGATAGCTACGATGTAACCAGAAACACTTGAGGAGTTACCATCATCAACAACAACTTTTTGACCGATGTTAAAACGATGAGGATAGTTAACAGAAACCAACCCACCAGCGGTACAATCAGCAGTACACTGATCAATTGATCCATCACCAAAATAAGTAACAGAAGCCATTTGAGACATAAGCTCAGTGAAGCGAGTTAACCTATTAGGAAGGATTTTAAGATAAGAAGCTTTCATGTTTCCATGTCTGCGCAAATCTTTTTGAGTTATCTTATATGTACCCCAAAGCTCTTTAAGATCACTGTTAGTAAGTGTTCCCATTAAGAACGCATCTTCACCAATATCGTCTGCGGCTGTAAGAGCTCCCCAAGAAAAGTTCGCAGCTTGTGCGGCTTCAAATGGGATTTCCATGGTTCCACCATACCAATCCGTTTTCTTCTCGACCCAATTAATGAACCAATTGTGTCTTTTCAACATTTCCATGTGGAGGTTAAAGGGGGTATATCTTTTTAATACACTATTAAAACTTTCGTCTGTTGCTGCCATTAGATTTCCTTTTTCATATCTAGCAATAAATCCCCATAAGGCTTTGGCGCGATATTATTAGTATTTACTAATAGCAAATACCAAAAAAATATCACGCGACATAGCCAGGAGAAAAGTTAAAAACTAATCGAGATACCAAGTTCTTCCTTTGCGAGTCTCTCAAGATCCTCAGGAGTATTAATGGTTCTCTGTCCTGGTGAACTGCCATTACCATCAACGGCTGGTATCACTGGAACTTCCTGTCTTTTATTACCTCTGGCGGGTTGGCCTTGGGTTTTATTGCCAGCAGCGGATTGGCCCTCTGGACTTTGATTTGTCGTTTGGCTTGAAGCGGATTGGCCCACCAAACTACTTAAATTGTATCGGTCGATTATATCATTTGCAATAGCCCTTGGACCATAAATTTTGCCAGTCTCTTGACTTAATTGTGCACCTCTTCCAGCCACTTCCCGGAAAAAAGCTCCTTTTCCATGTTTTTCATCAAAGGCATTTACCACCGGGCTGTACTGAGGGTCTTGAGAATATTCGTCAAACTCCCTATAGACCTGGCTTTCAAGCTGTTGCTGGTGAGCAGTTTCCATACTCTGCATTCGCATTTCATACTTTTGCATCTTGCGATCGGCTTCCATCTCGAGTTTTGATGCTTGAAGCTGTTCTGGACTTTTATTAGCCACATCATAGGCGTGTTGGATCAAATCCTTCTCACTAAACCCGAATCCACTTAATAATTGAGGCAAACTAGGCTTTGGAAGCTCTGCTTTTTCCCAAGCTTTTCCGAAATCCCCCAATTTAGCACTACTATAGAAACCATCAAGATTTTGATAAACCTGATTGAGTTCGCCTTCAGCTTTTTCTCTTTTATCTTGAACAAACTCAAAACCCTCGGCTTTATGGAAAATATCGCGATAATAATCCTCTTTTTCCTTAGAATCGATGACTTTTGAGAGCTCCTCAGGCATTTGCCGCTCTTCTCTCAAATACTTAAATGTGAGGTTTGGAGTGAAAGCCTCGGACTCATTGGTATCACCTTGGCCCTCTTTTTGGTCCGCTTTAATGACCGACTCTTCATTTTCAGATTCCTGCGCTTTATCTGGCGCTGTAATCTCCGGTTCTTTCGCTCCCTCTTCAGTAGAATCTTCTCGGGGACTATCTTCTTTTTCTCCCTCGACCTCTTTTGCGTCATCAACACCATCCTTGGTAGCAGCTTTTATATGCTCACTAATGATATCTGAATCACTCTTTGAATTATCAATCACCGAGGCATCATCAGTTATCGTATTTTCATCTAATGTTTGAACTTCCACTTCTTTCATTTTCCTACTCCCTTAGGTTAAAACATTTCATCAGGCATCATCGGACCCATCTCACCTTGCATCGGTGGGGGGCCTTGAGGACTCTGTAAAATATTAATATTTGATTGAACGTCTTTTATTTCTTGCAATCTTTGTTGATAAAGCCCCTGTTTTTCCATGTTCTCTTTAAGCCACATCAGGGCGTCATTTGGCACTTCCATTCGAGAAGTTTTCTCAGGATTATTAGGGTCATCATTAACGTAAACATCAGCGCGCACCAAGTTTCCACTTGTAGGGATCATGCCAGCACTGGCTGCCCTTAACTCTTCAGCTTGCTGGTTCATGACTTGCTCATGCTCCTGGGCCTTAGCTTCAAACATTTCTTGAATTTGTGGATCAAGCCTGCCGAAATCTTTTTGTGACATTCTACTGGTAAGAAAAGAGAGCATAAGCTCATGGTTGTCTCTCTTCCTAGCAGGAACATAAGTGCCGCGCTCAAGTTGTAAGATATCACTCTCAATGTTTTTGTGATGAATGGTCACGTGCTTAAAAGCTTGCTGACGATTTAGAATTGGAAACTGCATAAGAAGGGAAACTCTAGTTTGCTCATCAAGATCTTTTCCTGAGTAGTGCATGATGGTTTCAAGTTCCATGGTTTTACCCATCATGGTCTCAAGATCCCCACTAATCTCCTCTAATTTAACTTGGTAATCAAGGCGATCAATTTGCTCAAACTCTTCAAAGTTTACAGCCTCCCCCTGGCCAACAACTAACTCAAATCTTTCTGGAGTCATATACTTTTGCTCTAGAAACAAATAAGTGTTAGCAACATCTTTAAAATACCGCTCCAATTTCCCCGCAGGTTTAGAGAACTTAATCTTTTGCCTTTGCATTTTAAAAAGCTCAGCCTTTGGCTCAAAGCCCTGTGCCGATGGGTTTCTGTTGTCATCAATACCTAGCAGTTTATAAATTTCAGCGATATTGTGCTCTAGAAACCCAACGAATTGCTCACCACTTTTCCCTTGAAAATACTGAGGAGTTCCAGTCGTATAAAAAACCCTAATTCCAGGGTGATCAACACCGCGCTCAAACTTAGCACCTTTTGATAGCACAACCTTATCATCGCCGACGGTCAGGTGATGTTCAACTATTTTTGAGGCACATCGATTCGCCTCTAATTGTGCCGGACGCACTCGTTTAATTGGCGAGAAACCACGCGCCGAGCTTTCAAAGCGATCATGACCCTCCCACTTTATAGGAAAGGCAATATCCCCATGCTCACCAAAAGGAATAACTCCCTCAAAGAGTTTTCCATGCTCTGTCCATATTACAAAATAACCTTTTGGATACTTTGGGCACTGGCGAAAATACTTTTCTTTTAAAAGGGTGTGATCTTCTTGCTCCTCGAAAGTCCCGTTGCCAGAATTAAAAACTCTAAAAGTAGAACCTTTTCCCATAGCAAGAGCTTCGATGGCATCATCTTTTTCGTCATCACTCATGGATGTGCTTTTTTTAATCAAAGCCTTAAGAGTGTCGTTTGCAATCATCTTTCTATAAATAAGCCAAGGGGACTCATTCATGTCCTTTGCTGACTTACATCTTAGTAAATCAAAGGGAGCAAATCTTTCAATCACCACTTGCCCATGAAACTCAGGCTTAGTGTCATCAGGGCACATTTCAAACTCTTGAACCATTTGCCCGAATTCATTTACAAGCCCTGGCTCTGTTGTAAGCTTCCCATCAGGAGTTTTATAAAGGGGCTTTTCCTCCCCATCAATGAGCTCTACTTTTTGCTTAAAACCTTTTAAGCCACCCTTAAGTGGATTGTAATAAATCTTAGAGCACACTTCACCGAGTTCAAAAAAGTTATCAATACTTTGTTCTCTAAAAGCCTCCCACTTATTGGCCTCCTTAGAGTGATTCCAAATTTGCCTAACAATCTCAGCAGATTTCTGGTGCCTAATTTCGCCTTCAACAGTGGGGTATGGCAAAACTCCTGGGACCATGGACGCAACAATGTCTTTTGCATCGTTGATTGCTTTTTGCGTGTGATTTTTTACCAAACGAATTCTTTTAGACTGCTTAACATTAGCATCCCTTAAGCTGCGTTCAAGACCACGGCCAACGGTTCTCCTATAATGTTGCCCGGACATAATCAAAATGTTTGATTTCATTTCTGCTAGAACGTCTCGGTCACAAGTCTCACCCTCGTGATAGGAGTTCTCTAGTTTATCAAGATTTAAGTCTTTGTTCTCTTCAGTGTTCATAATCATTCTCACTCTCATCAGTTCCATCTGATGCTATGGTGTTATCTCTTTCATGCGCCATTTGCCGAGCTTGCCACTCCACGGGGTTTGTTAAGTGAAGCATCTCTTCATCAAAATCAGTTTCCGGCTCTTCAATTTCGTTTTCTGGATTATTAGTCTCAACGACTATATTTTTTTTCTGAGTGGCATCGATAAACGCTTGGATCTCTTTATCGTCGATTTGGGTGTGTTGAGATGTGGCAATAGAACTGCTGAAAACAACATGAACACCTTCGTCATTAATTTTCAAATCAGTGACTTCGCACTCCTTGCATTTCTCGACAAGCTTGCCGAGTTTTCCTAAATCAATTTCCATTAATATCCCCCAAGGAGTTCGTTATACTCTTCAATGTCATCTTCAAAGCTCCACTCATCATCAGCATCACTATCTTTTCTAGGATTAGCGTGGCGGCTGGATTTCCTAACCTCTGGCTTTTCATCCACAGGGAAAATCATTTCACTTGTTACATGATCAAAATTCCACGCCACACTCGATAGGCTATAGCGAAGGGAATCAATGCCATCATCTTCAGCGCGAGTTTTCTTAGCACTCAGCTTCAAGTTTTCTAACTCGTAAACCAAATGCTCAGTGTGCTCACCTTCTTCAATATGATACATATTGTTTCGAAATAACGTATTCATTAAATCAAAACCAAAGTCCCTTGCTTTATCAGCTTGCCTGAAGGGAACACTCCCAGCTTGAGCTCTTAAGAAAAACTCTTTTGAATGCCAATCGTAAAAATTTCCGGTCATGTTAATGCCACTTGTCATATCAATGTATTTATTTAATATGTCTGTAGTGGTGGTGTTCTCATGCTTGTTGCCTTTCCAGAAATTATGGAGTTTTCCATATTTAAAGTCAGGCCTTACAGCCGTTATTGAAATTGCTGCTGGATGACCATCTCTGCCACCTGTACCGATATCCACCCCGCCATAAAATAGCCAGGTCCTATCGACTTTTGTTTTTGCTCTAACATTTAGATTTCTATTAAAGCTTGGGAAGGCTAAGCCCTCATCACTTACAAACTTGCCGTGAATTCTTCGATTAACTTCTCTTTCACTTGAGCACTTTGCCTTTCTTCTGGAAATTTCTTCATCAGTAAAAGGAGAAGGAGTCCCATCAGCATAATACTTACAATCATATTCAAGAGATATTTGTCTTTTAAAAGCATCGGGAAACAATTCACCTTTTTTACCCCTTAGCTCCATTGTATCGTACCATTCTTTTTGACCAATGGTGGCAGTAAAGGCAACAGACATCATTCCGTTTCGAACATTTAGTCTTTGGGATAATTCGTCATACAATTTAAAGGGGATCTCTTCATCAATACCAACTGCGTCCACAGTTGATGATTGAAAGTCTGATCTCCAGGTTTTGAAGTAAATCCTCACGCCACTATTAAACTCGTAACCCACAAAGTTATGTCTATGGGTGATTGGCTTCCATCCATAGCGCTCATGATTTTTCATCATTCCACGGGGCATGAATTCCGGCTCCCACTTTGATTTTGTTTCTTCCAGGACAGTGGGCCAATCGGGGTAAATATACCAAAAGGTTCTGGGCTTTGCTCTTGGGAAAAACTCATCCCATTTCTTAGGCTCTGTTGCGAGATCAATGAAGTGTCTGATTTGGCTACTTGATTTTGATCCCTGATTCCCTGCCACCAGAATTTTCATTCTGTTCGTTGATTTCCAGTAATCCAAAGTCCACTGATAGGGCTTAAAAGAAAACAAGTGAGGGAGACAATACTCAAGTTGTTTTCTTTTACTTAGGCGTGTTGCTTCCTCGAAAAGCTCGGTTTTTTTACTTGTCACCGAAAAACCCCAAGGATTTTGCGCTTCAGATAAATGAGGGGGCCAAAGAATTTAAATAACTTATTAACAAGGGCTCTTTTCTTTTTTGCTTTCTCAAGAGCTTTTTCCACAGGAGCATAATGTGTTTTTAAATAATCTTTACAAGCGATTCCAGCCGGGAGTGCTTTAACAATACATTTCTTAAAATCATCCTTGCCACGCGAACATTTAAGAATGGCTTCTTCCTCACTTCGAGCAGAAACAATCACATGGCGGGGATCACCCTTGATTTTAAGGAAAACAACCCATCTTTTTCTTCTCAAGGCTTCTTCCCCCCAACATCAATGACTTCACCATCACTTTCTAATTTAGAGTTGTTATCAATACCATTTTCACCCTTTAAATCATCGACCATGGCTTGAAGTTCGGCTTCATCCATTTTTTCCATGGGTTTTCCACCAAAAGAGGGGGCATCAGAGGAGTTGTGGTTAATGTTTTGATTGACCTGCATGGTGCGATTAACGGGCATTCCCATAAGTCGATTTCTCATGGAATCCGAGATCTTTTGTTGCACGGCTAGAAGCTTTGAATCAACTTCCTCACCGATCATCTCGCCTTCCTTATTATAGACAGGCTTTAGATGTGGCATTTTAAGAATTGCGATTTCCTGAGCAAAGGCCAAATTTAGAATTCGATGTTGCTGGACCTGATAATCCACAGGGGGGGTCATGATGTATAAAAGATTGAAGCTATTTCCAATGTATTCGCGCAGGAAATTGGCCTTGTAGCAAATGCCACCATAAACATTGCCCATATTGAATTTGGTGATGGTTTTTTGCGCTCGATTGTACTCAAGCCACCAGGCTGTACGAAGAAGCTCTAGATTTTCATCATCTTGTTTATTTTTGGTGACTCTTTTCTTCAAATCCTCAACAGACAATTCATAAGCCTCCCCAGGAATGGCGAGAATGGCTTTTGCTGTGTTACCGGGAACAATATTTATGAGTGATCTTGGATTATCAGTATCGAGGGCCTGATCGAAGTCCATAGCGTGAGATAATTGTTGTGGTACCAATTGTTGAGACATTATCCATAATATATGGTGAATTCGCCCTATTAGTAAACACTAATGAAATAAAATGGGACTAGGGGCTAAAAAAAAGCATCTTTTGAGGAGATATTTCAAGCAAGTGCCCCTAATCCCGTGAGAACGCAATATGTCTAATACATCTATCGAGAAAAGTGGCTATTAACTTAAGGAAAAAGAAGGCGAGAGTACCCACTTATGTCAAAAGAAGTGGAATAAAAAGTGTCATGAAGTAAACCAATAGAATTCAATTAAGGGGCACTCCCACCAAGTACCGATATTAGTTCAAGCTAATCCCTATTGTCACTAAACAAAAAAAAAGGCCTTAAGCCTTGTGGAACATCAGATGTATCGGACCCCATCGTAGATTCAAGACTTAAAGACCTTAAGAAGCATGAACCTACACCACAAATAACCCCATGAGCAATCACTAATGAGCCCCCTATAGCCACGGTGCGACAAAAACAACCCCATCCACCCAACTTGATCCTCACTCGGCCATAACCATCCCATGCGCTCTGCAAAGTCAGCCTGGGCCTCAAACATCCAATGACACTTGTCCTAGAGAAGTCGTATCGTCCACAAATCTCAAGTACCTTATACTAAGCAATGGGGAGGATTTTTTTTTAAATTTTAAAAAGAGGAAAGCACCCTTTTAACTCATCACTCCTGTTAGCTAGCGTGACGACCACTAAATAGAAAAGTAGGCAGTAGGAATTTTTTAGGGAGTAGAAATATATAGTGGTCTGTAAAAAAAAAGGTGTCAAGTAAAAAATGTTAGTATTTGCTCATATCTAAAAAAAAGCATACTGAGTGCAAGAAACTAGGCTTTCTGACTCAGTGTGGTCAATGAGAGATTGGTTCAAAGCATTACGGCTAACAGGAGTAATGAGTTGAAGTGGTGCTTTCCAATTTTTTAAAAGTAAAATTGTTTTTGCTAATAGCTGGCATTTCCACTTGACCAAATCAGCAGAGTCTTTTAATAGATCAACCTCCCCAATCAAGTAGCTAAAGGAGCTTAATTATGGAGATAAAAGGACTGACACCACAAGAGATGCCATACATGACACCAAATGAGCATTTCGTGTGCCACAGCTGCAAATCTAACAAATTCGAATTCCCGCAAGATCAAAATGAAATATCTTCTAAATGCCTAGAATGCGGCAAGCCAAACTATTTCTTCAATAACGTGGGCTCACTTCACCTGGCCGCAATCATCAACATCCTCTCCCAGCACGCTTGGAAAAAATACTTCATGAGAACCAAATACGTTAAAAAAGACTATGTGCACAAATCTGAGCTCGATGACTATATGCTCGTTGAAGATCACATGAGAGGACTTGCAGCACTGACAAAAGACTTAAGCCCACAGGACCCAAATAAAGAACCACGGTTTTAATTGACCAAGGTCTGCTTTGGGTATTACTAATCACTAATGGACTCAGATAAAAATAAAGTCACCTTCGATATCAAAGAAACCGACACCGGACTCGATCCAACACCTTCACTTCGAGAGCTCGCTCGTGCCATCAAAGTGGGGAGAATCACCATCTCACCTTCAGCTTATGCAATGTCTGGCTATCCAGTCCTCTGGGTCTCCCTAACTGACCTCATGCGGCTTAAAAGGGAGATTGGCGAGGATGGGGAGCTTAAACCCCTAAAAGACCCCTCGGGGGCCGTATGAAGCCCGAGATCCCAGCAGAAATCCAAAAAGTCACAATTATCACCAAGGCCAAAGTCCCTGATGATGTCATGAGAATATGGGTTAATGAAAAACATCACCAAGCCATCCATCTATTCCTTAAACTCTATCTTGGCCAAATGCGTAAACCATCAAGAGAAATCCTTGAAGCCTTCGCCAGTGAAGAAACTCAGAAAATCATCGATTCACTCCCTGAATACGCCTGGCAAGTTGAAGAGCTTCTCGAGATTAAGAAAAAGCTTGAATTGGGAGCGTGTGGTGTGTAGTTGGGGTAAATTACGAATTCGCTCACATTTACCGGGGACCCCACCCCCCCCTATCAAATCCATTGGTTCTGAGATCTTATTTTTCTTTTTCAAAAGCCAATCATCACATCGGTTGTGTTCGATCTCACTACTTAAGTGCTGAGCTCTTCCAGTACACCACTATTAAGTCACTGGTATGACTCGAGTCTCACTAGCTAATTGGTATCAAATAGCTAGTAGCGCTGGAATCTCTCGAATCGTTGTCTATATATATAGTTAAAGGGTAACTTAACAGTGTCATGCCCATCTGATGGCGTTGTCAACATTAAATTCCCCCCCACTACTTCTCTCCAACTGATGCCAATTCCCGCTAACGTCTCAATACGATATACCACTGTATAACTTTCACCATTCGTACATAATTTATACGGTGCGGCAAAAGTCTAGTAATTTCGGCCACTTTGACTACTTTGACTACTCACGCCCTGCGTTATCGTACATATGATGGTGAATCAATTACAACCAAAAGCCACCTAAACCCCTGAAATCACTGATGGCACGATTTGTGTATTAGTAAATACCAATAAGTCAAACCTAGTCAAACGAGGAGTTAACAATGAACAAGCCAAATTACGAACAGTCTGTAACCTTTAATTATGCTTCGAGTCTTGGAGCCGCATTTCGAAACGCCTTAACTCCTGACCTGGCGGGTCGGTTTAATGACCATGAAACCGCCGGGAAAAGGTTAACTGAACTACTCAAACGAATGCAAGACCTCGGTCAGTTTGAAAGCGAAATGGTGGTCGGTGTTCTGGTTTCAATGATGAGCCAAATGGGTGAACTTGGTGGGGTGGCTGATTATTGCGCTGAAAATAATTGCTCTAATATTGAGGCTGCAGAGCGGGTTTACATTAAATACGCCAAGGCCTTGAAAGCCCAGGATCTCGATACTGCCAAAAGGCATGCGACTATTTATAACTTTTATTTAAAACAAGCTGGTGGTCCAGAAAAGCATAGGACTGAGTCTTACCTTTCAATGGGAGAGGTGGCGTAATGAGCCAATTAAACAGTTTTTTAGAAACAGCACTTTGGTCAACGAGTGATTACTGCGCAACGAACGAAGGCGACAAAATGCTAGACGCTAAATATTCGATTGACGATATATCACCGGACTTCCAAAAAGAAGCGGAGTCAATGATTGATAAGTTTTTGGAACTTGCAACACCATTATTCACTGAATACGAAATGCAGCACGCACCAATCGGCCATGATCTATGGCTTACTTTGGAGGGTCATGGCGCTGGATTCTGGGACGGTGATTACGAGCAAAGAGACGCTTTGACCGAGATAGTTAAGGGTCTTGGGTTCCACGATTCCTTTTGGAGTGAAAAATTAAACGAATCTATAAACAGGAGTGAAGACAATGAAAAATCTATTTAAAGACTGGAAAGTAAAATCAATAAATAGCAAGGGGCCAACATTGGTCAATGAGTTTGATATACTCGCTGAAAATGTTCACCCTGATATATCGGACTTAATAAGTGCAGCGCCAGATATGTTGGAAGCGCTTGAACAGGCAAAGCGTGTCATTGAATCCGCAAGTCATGAGTTTAGTATTATCAAGGAAATGATGGTTATTAGAGCCGCAATCAAAAAAGCCAAGGGGAAGTCATGACCCTCAAACCTTGCCCAAAATGTAAAAAAGATCTCACCACAAGAGATGTTCGTATCATTGGGAGACAACCTGGAATTAAAAAAACCATGTTGTTAACAAATTGTAAAGATTGCCATGGGACTTTGGTGGCCTTTATTCAGTACGAAATCGATAAGCCGATAAGTAAGGGTTTAAGCAAAAAGGAAGTGTCTAATGGATAAGTTTAAGGATTGGCTCGAAAAAGGGTCGAGAGGTGCTGAAATATTCAAGCAAGTGCTTTGCTCATCGATTTTTCTTGCCACCTTTTGGAGTCTTATCAATCTTGGTCCCCAAGCCCTTAAAGCTATCAGTGAGATGCCTGGAAACTACCAGGTCAGAAGGCAAAAGAGAATCGATCATAACGAGAGACTTGAATTCATAAAGGCCGCGAGTAAAGAGAGAATTAGGATTGATTTTAAGTTCTGTAAAGAGTTTAGCAAAAACCGGGGCTCTTTAATTCGGTGCCTTGATAAAATTAACATAGAGGAGAGATAAAATGAAAAACTTAATTCTTATTTTAGCAATGATTAGTATGAGTGGATGTGGGTCAGATTCAGGTGGTGGTTCCACTGCCATCGGAGAGACTTGTGGCAAAGATATCACAAGTGCTTGGGAAACCCGGCCAACAGAGCCCATTGACTTTGCAATAGACTTTTCTGATTTCACCATTGGATTTACAAAAGCCATGGACCTGGAATTTGCCAGTGGAGAGGTTTGTCGCTTTGATACAAAGATTGAGGGGACTGACTGTAGTGGAGAAATTAAAACGAGCAATGCCAGTTATATTGGTGGAGGAAGTGGAGACCCTGGGTGTAGTGATTTCAATGGCACCAGAGAGTACGACATTAATATTATTACCATGGAAATGTGTCTTAATAATGATTGCACGGACTTCCGATGAGCTTATTCTGGAACAGAGCCCGACTTAATGACTTGCCAGTCGCGGGAATCCTGAGGAGAGACCGGAAGCCCTGCGCTCTTAGCGCGCATAATGTTCTCGTAAACATTAAAGCGCTTGGCATCAATGGGAGAGTCGAGAACAAAGCCGCCTTGCATATCGGTCTCATGGTTTTTCCAGTCCATGTCCCTGCGCTCTTGTTTTTCAAGGCCCATATTGGATGTAAAATTTCCAATCTTTCTGACTATAGAGTCATACATTCCAGGATTAGGACTAGCAAAGTGCTCTTCCCTGCGCTTGGCCCAGTCCTGCTGCGCTTTAATCCGGTCATCTCCAGCACTCGATTCTCTCAAATTTTCCCATTCATTTCCCATAAGAGGAGTATAAAATGATAAAAAATATAATTCTAGTCATTTCCATTGTTCTAAACCTTTTCCTTGGTGGCTTATCGGCCCTTTTGATTTACTCCGATGAGTTTCTAGCCTACGAGTCAAGCCTTAACCAAATAGCTATAGAGAAAAACAAAAGAGAGGAGGCCAGCCGTGGCCACTGAAATCACTGCTAAGAAAATACTAAGTGAGAGAGAAATCTCAAACCTTAAAGAGACCCTAGGGTTTGCTTCTAAGAGAGATCAGCTAATAATCGATCTCCTTATGTCTTTTGGAATGCGTGGTGCTGAATTAAGGGACATTAAAAGAGAGGACCTTAATATCGAGGAAGGATCACTGTTTGTTAGAGGAAAGAAGCGCTCCAGGGACCGAGAATTTCCAATAGAGAGCAATCTTTTGGCAAGACTTGAGGCTTTTGTCATAGAAAATAGGATCGGCCCGCACAAGCCAATTTTCGAGGTCTCAGAGAGTGGCCTGAAATTTATCTGGAATAGACTTAGGCCCTGTAAAAAAGGCATTCACTCCCTAAGACACACCTTTGCCGTAAAGCTTTATGAGAGAACTCGTGATGTGAAAGTTGTACAATTGTTTCTGGGACACCGCTCCATAAGCTCAACACAAGTTTATATAGATTTCGTTTATTCCAGGAGCAAAATGCAGAAAGTCTTGCAGGGAGATCTCTATGTTAACTAAGACACTGACAAAGCCCCCGACAATAGGCGAATTCCTAAAAGAGATTAGAGCAATGAGAGAGTGGTCTCAATGTGATTTGGCTAACGCTTTGGGTGTGAACCAAAGCTATATTTCAATGCTTGAGAGCACGGAGTATTTCAAAAAGCCTCCACTTAATTTTATGAAGGCCCTAAGTGATAGCGTGCTTTTAGCTAAAGAGAAAAAAAGAATGCTCGAAGTTCTCTACGCTGAGCTTGATCGCTATATAGAAGGCTAAGTTGTTGGGTCAGCGTCTTCTTCATGATTATAGAAAACAGCGACCTTATCACCACCAGCTGATGCGTTAGCCCAGAAGGTTCTAAGATCATAGGACCCATCAGAGCCACGAGTGTCTATTGCCGCAATTACTATAGATTCACCAGCCGCCAAAGGATAGCCCGTTGTAGCGCTCACGCCCTCGGCCCCAAGGTATATAATCCCGGTGTTTGCTGCTAGAGCTTTGACCGCCGCGTTTCTCACCACAAATCGTGAAGCTTTTAAGGCCTCATCGGTCCCAGCAGTTGTTATTGTTTTTTGAAAAGCATTTACTAAAGCCATTTTTATTTCTCCTTTTCCATTTTAATATTCATTATTTTCTCCACTTTAAATTCGCGCCCCAATAAGCAATGAGTGCTGCGTCAACCATCCCATCGTGGGGCTTTGTTGTTCTCTGGGTTCTCTGAAAATCCTCATTGGGGAAAAGCCTATGAGCTACTTTCAAAGCCATAGCCTTGGTGTCTTTTTTGTTTTTCTTGCCATCTTTTGAGATTTTGTATTGAGGAGTTTCCCCTTTAAACATGGCTCTCTGCCAATCAATTGGCTTAATTAGCTCGGTGGGTAAATATAATAATTCTGCCACACTGAGTGCAATCTGATAGTTTCTTCCAAAATTAAATGTGGACTTTGCACTTGATCCATAAATTGCAGAAAGCCTTTCTATAAAGATAAGATCAATGCCCACATTAAGTTTTAAGAGCCTTTTATGAAGCTCTTTAAAAGAGATCTCGCTTTCTGGCTTATCGGGCCCAACTTTCGGGAAGGTCTCAACGAGCTCTAAGTGAGCGTCATTAACGATGGCAAAAGCACCATCTTTTCCTGGATCAATTCCTAGAACTCGCAAAGCTTTAAATCCTCTCCTAGACCATTATTAGTAAATACTAATATTATAATATTGACGCTGGCAACTCAATTGTGCTGTAGTTTTAGATATGTCAAAGAGCTGGCCATTTCCCATTCGTGTTGCACTCACCACAAGACACCGCTACATGAAAATCAAAAATCTTTATAATTACGACCCCCTGGGGGAATTAAGATATATGATTGAGAAGCACCTAAGAGATCTTGAGAAGAGATTAGAAAAAGAAAATCCACAGATTAAAGAAATTGAGAATTAAGATGGATGAAAAGCTAATCAGTATGCTCATTGGTGGGGCCGGGGCTGGCGGCACTGTTGTCAGTGGGATTTTTGTCTGGTGGCTTAAGGGAGCAATAGGGGATTTGAGAAAAATCACTTTGCTTGTGAAAAACTTTGAAAATCTTAAGGCAAGTATTGATTCCATGAGCGGAAAGCTTGACGCGATGAACACCATGATTCACCAGAACAATAAAGAGATCGCGGTTCTTGAAAGAGATGTGGCGACCCAATGGAAAAGATATGACGATGTTTCTAAATACATTCGAGACAAGGGCCTATGAGTTTTTATGATCTAATCGATTATATTCTTGAGTACGAGGGTGGCTATGTTCATCATCCAAATGACCCGGGAGGGGAGACTCACTTTGGAATTAGCAAAAGGGCTTATCCGCATCTTAATATAAGAGATCTCACCAAGGCTGATGCAAAGAGAATTTATCGAAGAGACTACTGGATTGCTTGTCGGTGTGATGAATTACCAGATTCTTTAAAGCTCATGGTCTTTGATACGGCTGTGAACATGGGGTGTGGCCGAGCCATTCGGTTTTTACAAAAATCAATGGGCGTTAAGGTTGATGGGAAATTTGGTCCCCAAACCTTAAAGGCTGTGCAAACAACTCCTGAGAGTGTGGTGCTAGAGTCTTATGCTATAACTCGATTGAAATTTTATCATAGGCTTTCTGGGTGGAAGCATTTTGGAAAAGGATGGGGGAAGCGTTTACTTGAAGTCTCGCTACTTTCAGCATTTAATTACAAAGATGATGGCCCATCTCTTCCGTAATCCGGGCACCATCACAAGAGCTCTAGTCTGGAATTTTAGCACCGTGGGTTGGTTTATGCAAAATCCATAGTCTAGGCTCTGTTTAAATTCCATGTTCAATAAGCTTTTCAACAAACCTCTCCACAGTGTGAGTGAACTCATCATCTTTTCTAAGGAGAATTGTTTGTTTCTTGTTGGTGAGTATCCCCTTGGCCATTTCAAGCATGGCTCGCGTTTCTTTCAAACGCTCCTCATAGACCTTAAGTGTTTCTCTTAAATGGGAAATCTCTTCGCTCTGATCCATTCTCCCTAGCCCCTTTTCAATGCCTCTAAAGCTTGATCAAGCATCTCGCCAAAAAATGGCATTCCAACATACCTATCATTTAAGTGATCCTTGCAAATCACAATGAGTTTCTCTGGAGTCATGACCTTAGCAGAAAGCCATGACAGTGGCGTGGGCATTCGGTCAATGGACTGTAATAAACTCAAGGTATGATTAAGGGCAATATTATGCTTTCTAAAAAAACGCCACTTAATAGCCCCAGCAAAAAGCTCAAGGTCAAACATAACAAGAAGAGGATAAAACCACCACGCTTTATAAGACCGAATAAAGTTACCCCAAATCTCTGGCCCTGTTGGATCTGGGATTTTCCAGTTATAGTTTCTAATCTCTCCACTGACAAACTTTCCATGATTAGTTTTTGTAGCTCCGTTTCGTCGAACGTTGTTTGTAAAGAGAAGGCCTCTTTTAAGATGTCCCCTGAATATCTTTTTAAGTTCTGATCGATCATAATACCCCGCTGCGATTATTATTGGCTGAAATTGATCTCTCGACATTCTGTCCCAGTCACTAGCATCGTAGTCAGGATTGGAGTGTCTAACGAAAACACCTGGAGCCACATGAAGCTTTGCCATAACTCGTTTGTACTCAACTAGCTCATCAAAATATCTAGGCAACATTCCCCTCAAGGAGTAATACATACCCTCTCTGTGGCATGAGTCACCCCCATCAGGTATGAGATTTTTATCAAGCAACCCCCATTTGTCTATTAGATCTTTTGGTTTCATTTCTCACCCTTTATTTTCGCGAGGGCTTTATTAGCCATATGCCAGTGCTCTGTACTTGTTCCAGAGACTTCAACTATTTTGCTTAGAGCCTCCACAGCAATCGCAAGCTTTTCTTCTAGCTCCGCAATTGATGATAACTCTATGACATGGTAATAGACGCGGTCCTCTGACTTAGAATAACTCACACCGTGATTCATTACTGACAAGCCCAGTCCGTTTTTCCTGTGGCTAACTATAAATTTCCTAGGCTTGGTCATAGCTCACCTTCGTCGTTTACAAGTTCTTTTAATTTTTTAGAGACGTCTATAGCATCAGATACTAGCCTTGAATCAAAACACTGAACACTAGTTGGGTCCGACTCCCATTCAGTCACTACTAGATCAAGGAGTTTTATTGCTTTTCTCTGCAACTCCCAGCGGTACTCCATTCTTTTTCTTTCTTCATCGGGCCATTGCTCTCCAGCCCTATCCTTAATTTCTTTCAGCATGGTTTCTAAACTCATTTCCCCACCTTTTCTTTGTAAGCCATCTTGTCGCGTAGTTCTTGTTCAAGCCTTTCGTAATCTGCAAGGTAAACATACTTCGCTACTCCAAAGGTATGAACAAAGCCTTCTCTTCTACCCTTCATGCTCACCTCCTCTGATCTTGGTTAGGGCTCCGTCAGCAGTGACACAATGGTGCGGTGCTTCACCTAATAAACATCCACATTTTTTAATCTGCTCAAGAACCTCAACCGCCACCTTGAGCTTTTCCTCAAGCATAAGAATCTTATTGAATCTTATCTGCGAAACTGCTTCAGCCTCTTTTAGTTGGTATTCTAAGTTTGGAGTACTTGGATCATCCTTCATGCTCACCCCCAGCTTTGTACTTGGCGTAGTTGGAAAGTAAACCTATCGATTCTCTAGCTTGATAATCATTAACCGCAAGCAATCTTAATTCCCTAATCACTTTCCAAAATAACTTTTCGCGCTTATCGCACTCGGCCTGTAGCTCTATAAGTGCATCCTCTTTTTCTGCTAGCATTTCGTGAAGGTGCAGCATTGCTTCTCGTTGTATTACATAAGGGTCTTTCACTCACTCCCCC